TTATTTGCTTTTGTTGTCAGCGTGTTGCGTGGCAATTTCCGTGTGATTTTCCACCGGGTTTGTTTTATCCATCGCATTCCGCAAATCTTCCGTCGTCACGTGGGCATATTTGAGCGTCGTGTTCATATCCTCATGCCCCAGCAATTCCTTCACAAGACGGATATTCCCCACCTTCCTAAGCAGCCGCGTGGCGCATGTATGACGCAAGTCGTGGAAACTGAAGTCTTTAATCTGGGCTTTGATGACCGTCCTGTCCATCGTGGTTTTCAAACCTTCACGCTCGATGGGCAATCTCGTTCCACGCGGGGCGACGTCGGCGCGCTGGACCAGATACGTGAATACCTTTTCGTGCGCTCGTGGATATGTCCAAAGCAGATCATACACAGCATTGGTCATTGGGATTGTTCTGGTTTTGCTGCCCTTGCCGGTAACGCGCATTTGCTGGTTGCGCCAATCGATATGTTTCCATTCAAGATCCAGGCACTCTTGCATCCTGCATCCGGTCAACAAAGCAAACTTCACGATATGATGATAATCATTGCGCAGCGCATCGAATAGCCGCTCTTCCTCATCGTGCTTTAGCTCCCGCACTCTTTCCTGCGGCTCTTTCAGCATGTGTGATGACCAGTCGATCTTGTTGACCTGTTGATCCCATATATCTGATGCTCTTGTGAGAATGGCGCGCATGCGCTGTGTCACGCTGCGGTTAATCGTGGCTGGGGAAGGCGAGTTACCCTTGGCGTCTGGGGCGCGCCTTTTCGCTATCAGTCGTGCGATATCAGAATTCCGAATTCCGGAGACTGGACGGTTCTTCCCAATCTCCTTTTCAAGCCATGCCAGTGTTTTGAGTGTCGTGTCACTATTGACGTGATGCTGCCCGACCTCTTCCCAGTAGCGCGTTACGGCAACGCCCATGGTCATAGGCTTGCGGCTGTCTAGCGCGTGGGCCTTTGCCTCTTGGCGCTTTTGCTGTTCGTAGCGCTCCGCTTCTCTTTTATTCGTGCAGCCAGTATTGCCTGAATATCGAACACCTTTGAGGCGGAAGTCGTAGCTGTACGTATCTGCGCCGGGGCGTTTGAAGATGGGCATGCTACTGTTCTTCTCTCTGATTTGAAGGCATCGATATCTGCTGGGTCATACCTTCTGGTTGGCCGATCACCGCGACCGACATTTATATATGGGATAGCTCCCTCGGAGGTCAGGTCGCGCAACTGACGCGTAGATATGCCCAACTCTCTCGCCGCCAAATCTGGGGTCAACAACTCCATTCAGTTCTCCCCGATATTACCGCTATTCACAGGGCATCCATCGCTCCTTTCAAGCGCCGAACGCCGCTCAATTGCATCTCCAATGAGAACCCCGAGATAGTAAGGCCACACCAGCGATTTCCAAAACCCGTGTTTTTGTTCAAACCCGCTAGCGATGGTGGCGTAAATTGCTACCAAGAGCATCACCGCACCTCATCTTTCAGGGCGCTGCCCTCCTGCTTTGCGGGTGCTGCGGCGAGCATATCTGCCCACATTTCATCAATGACCTCGGCAGAGGCTTCGCCCAGCACGTACGCGGCTGCTATCATTTCATCAGTCGGGTGTTTCGGTACAAGCTGCCACCCCGCCACGTCCTGCACCTGTGCGGCGAGGGCGGTGCGAATGCGCGTTTCATAGTCGGATTGGGCGGCGGCTTTGGCTTCCTCTACCGACGAAAATACTTTGGCGTCGTTGTAATGCGCCCAAGGCATAAACAGTCGGTAGCTAGAGCCTGTAGAGGAAGGGCGGATAGCAAACTGGCCAACCACGCTTTCAGCTAACAGATCGTTTGCTCTCAGCGGTATGTCGTGCCTGTCATGCCACTCCAAAGCCTTCACGGCCACGGAAGGCGCGGCCTTCACCTCGTAAGGCCGATTGAGATAAACTGGCCCTATCTTCTGCCATCGAGGATTGTTTTTCTCAAAGCCCCATTCGACCTGTTGCAAATCGACAACCTGTTCCAAGCCGGTATCTTCGTGTTGAAATGCGTAGCCGTAAGGTTCGGTCTGCCCCGGCTCCGCAGCGGACAGGGCGGCTTCGAGAGCAGCGCGGATCGTTCGCTTTTGCCAAGATGCGTCACAGTTCGCGAAGGTGATATCTTGTTGCGCCATGGCCGTTACCGCCGCTTCAATCTGCTTCTCACTTATCTGCATGGTGTTCTCCTCCTGCGCTGGCGAGAGCGGTGCGGGCGCGGCGTAGGTCGCCAACGTTCAGCAGCTTCACCCTGCTATTTTCAAAGCTCATCGGCTGGAAACGATCATTATCTGTTTCGTCTTCGCCAATATCGTATTCCGCCACCAGAGCGAACGGCTTCAAAGCCTCACGCAGAGCTTCGTTCTCTCGCTGCAAGGCTTCGAGGGTGTCGACTTCGGCCCATGCTGCACACGTCATGCAATCTGCATCAAAATCAGGGCATCTAGCGCCCCAATGCTCTTTTACTGCTTCAGATATGTAGCTCATGCCAAATCCCTCGAAGGTAGACGGTTGTTCACAGCAAGACCGCTCAATATCCGTGCGGTTGCGCGTGTGGTGGCCTCGTATTCGTCGTAATCGCTCCACAGGCCAAACAGGGTGTTGGCAAGTTCATGCGGGTTGATTTCGATCTGACGCCAGTATTCGGCCTCGTTCATGCTGTGCTGGCGCGCATGTTCAGAAACACAGAGCGGCAGCGCGAACCGGTCTGGTGCCTTTGTGCCTCGCGCTCTTCCGTAATGGCCGTGCCATGTGTTCTGGAACGAGACGTGAGCAGCCTGGATATCATTGCGGCCGGTCACAACGCATGGAAGCGTGTGAAGCCATGCCAGGTAACTGCTGCGCTTCGCTGGGCGTGTTTTAGGCACTGGCTGCAGGTCTGGCTTCTTGAGTTGGTACGCCATCACATGTGCCCTCCCAGCGCTCGTGTCATCATGTCCCGCTTGCGGCGTTCCAGATCGCGTACACTTCCTGTCTTGCCGTGTGATCGCTTTGCCTGCTTGATTTCATCGTCAATGGCAGACTGCCACCGGTATGCACGGTTAAGGCTTCTGCGGGAGCGCCATGACTGCCAGAGGGCTATCGTTTTGCGGATGATGCGCTTCATGCGTCACCTGCCTTACGAAGAATATCGTCCTGATCGACGCCAACGACACCGGCAACCATGGCAAGCCCATCTTCTGGGTCCATCGAGAGTTCGACAACCTCGGAGCAGTATTTGAACACTGCGTTGGCTTTGTCGGATATTCTCTTGTCGCAGTTTTCAGGCTTCGGAAACGTGTCGAAAGTCACCGACTTCTGCGTTTTCAGAACCTGGATATCACCACCGGGGCTTGATGCGGCCCAGAGCATTCGTGCAACATTCAGCAACCATTTCAGGTCACGTTCGATATTGGAGGGCGAGACGGAAGGGGACGGTTCCATCTCGCCCTCTGCTGGCTGGTGGCCAGCGTCAACCGACGAATGAGGGGCGGGTTCGTCGGTATTGGTGTTGTCGAGGATTTCGCCGGTGAGGGCGGTTTCAGTCTCGGAATGGACGAATGCAGCATCGAAGCCTTCGCGCTCGTCTGCGGGCTGCTGTGTGGTTTCCTGAGCTGCACGAAGCCTTTCCATGACTGATGGCTGTGCCGGCGTCACGTCACGTGCATTATCAGGCCCTTGGAACTGCTCCGCTTCCTCTCGGTCATAGACGCCAAGGATAACTTCCGGTGTGTGGCGGCGTGCCCATGACCGGGCAGCGAAGTAACCGAGTTGCTGCTGCGGGTCTGATTTCCAGAGCGGCGAGTTCTTTGTGGTGATGCTGCCGATAGGCGGAGTGGTGTATTCAAGCTCGTCACCGTCGATCATGCCTGTCACTGTGCAGGTCATATCATTGCCAGTACCTTCGTACCGATACTTGAGGCGACCTTTGATGCCAGAGCGGGTATTGACGACGGCAGCAATCAGCTGGGCCTCGTAGGCAATGGAACCGTTGACCTGATAAGACTTGCTGGCAACCGCAAAGGGGTTCATCTGCCAGTCAAGAGCTTGAAGCGCTACAGCCATGCACGCGCCGGCATTGCCGCGAAGGTGTTTCGGAAGTGCGATATCCGCTCGGCACATCACCTCAGCAAACTTCACAACCTCAGCAAGGTTCTGCGGGGCAATCTTGGCGCCGTTTGATCCGGTGGACATTCCGACCGAATCCATAGGCAGGCGTTCGTTACTCGTTGCAAGCTGGTTCATGGTGTTTCTGCCCCTTCCAGCGCCTTCTTGAGCGCGATGTTCAGTTCACGGATTTGATTGGTGCCCATTGGCAAGTAGCTGGTGTCATCGCCCTTTGCGGCCATGAATCCATTGCACCAGCAGAGAATGTCGGAGATGCCGGAAGTCACATATTCAGCCTGTGACTTGCTCATGCGGAGCGTGACGATCGGCTCTCCAACCTCTGCGTAATCTGGATCGATGATCACGCTGCAGCCTCCAGTTCGATCTTGATGCGGGTCTTGCTCCAGCTGGGCATTTCCACATAAGAGATTGCTTTGTGGAAGCCGTCGTATCCCGGCCACTCGTGGCGCTTGAGGCATTCGTTGACGGTCGCAATGGCCTTGCGTGCAAGCTGTTCTCCAAGGTCAATGTCCTCGTCTTTCAGCTGCATCACGCGCACGTCGTATGGCGGTGCCTTTTCGACAAACACGAAGGTGAAGCTGGAGAACGCATCTGCGCCAAGTATCTCGCGAACAATCATCCGAAGCAGTCCGGCCTGAACGTGATAGCCATGGGAGTAGATCGCCTTTGACAGGCTGTCGTCATCCACGCTGGCGGCAGTTTTCAGGTCGACAAAGTCACCGGAATCATTGGGCACGACGTCTGGGCGCGTCTTGATCCAGATGTTTCCGTGCTTGCAAAAGATGCTTCGCTCGATACGGCCGTTCAGAATTCCAAGACGAATCGCTTCCTTGCTGGAAAGCGAATTGGCGATGTGCCGGATATGGCCGATATCGGTTTCGGTGATGACGACACGACCGGCTTTCTTCTGGTCGGCAAGCCAGTTCTTGCACCAGTTGGCATTGCCGCTCCAAGGCTTCTCATTGCCTTTGTCGTCAGGGTATTTCTCAGGGCGCAGAACATAGCGTTCCTTGAAGCCTTCTTCACCCAACAGCAGCATGTGCGCAGCCTTGCCGAACTCCAGGCTATCCTTTTCAGGCTTATCAAAAGGGTTCGGGTTGTAAGGCGAGAAGCCCCAATATTCAGACGGACGCTTGAGCACTGCGCGAAGGCCGGAGCTAGAGATGGAGAAGCCGTCAAACAGATCGGTGTCGCTGTGGTATGTCTCGATCGGAACGCCGCTGTAGACAGCGCCCAGCTTGATTTGTGAGCCATCCCATTTGCGATCCCGGCGAAGGCCGCCGAGCATCTTTCCAGCAATGCCGCCGATGGCTTTGAACTTGTCCTGGTCGACTATCTTTTCCATGCCACCTCCTGATTGATTTTGTCCTGCTTCGCGTAGTGCTGCTCTGCGTGGCCGAGTGCCCAAATACCGAGAGCGACGATCAGAACCCCGATAAGCGCCACAGCCTTGTTGATTGCGTTGATCGCATTTGCTGATGCGGAGTGCGCCTTGATGTCGGCGTTGATCTGGGGAAGGGAGCGGGTCATGGCTTGCCCTCGATAACGGAAATGGCCGCATCAATTCTTCCGAAGCGCAGATCAAACTCTTCGTCTGACATGTGCGGAAGGGCTTCACGAATTTCTTCCTTCGTTTCCTTCAGCGATTCCAAGATGATTGCGTCGTTCTGTTGATGGCCAGTTTGCAGGTAGAACTCCTGCGCGATTGCCAGTACGGTCTGCTTGGACAGCACATGTCCCCATTCGCGGCCCGTACTGTCTGACATCAGCAGTTCGAAGTTATCTTCATCGCCATGAAACTGGCTAAGGCATGCTCCAACGATGCGTTTCATGTCCGCGCCTCCGCGCTAATCTTCCGGTTGGCAATGGAGAGAGCAGCGTCGATGCTGGATGCAGCGGCTTTCAGGCTCTCTGGTGTTGGCTTGAGGTTGCTGGACAGATCGTCCTGCCAGTGCTTTACCCATGCTCGTTGCTGTATGAGGGCTGTGCGAAGGGCGGTTTCGGTGCTGGTCATAGCCGACCCTCGGCCTTGGCGAGAACCTCACGGATCGCGGTAAGCATCCGCATTTCCTCGTTCGGCACGTATCCGTCCTGATCCATGTCAGCGTCGGCACGGTTGTCGAAGTAGTCTTCGCACTGCGCAAGGACATTGAACAATTCAGGAGCGGAGGCTACCAGTCGTGCATTGCCTTCCTCATGTGCGGGGCAGCTCCCACATTTGATGTTTGCTATCCAGTGGTTGGCATTTGGAGAACCTTTGCTAGGCTTGTTATCCGTGTGGATCTGCCAGCCGTTCTTTCCTTCCAAGGCTTTCCACGGTCCTGGTGTGTGATGTGACTTGCTCATCTCAGCTGTGCTCCCCGTACTAGGTCAGCATTCAGCCCAGCGCGAGGCTTGAACATCGCAACCTGTGAAATGCCTTGCTGGCTGTGGTTCAGTGTGGAGTATGGCTTCTTATAGGGTTCGCGGCGTTCTTCTGCCTCGATAAGGTCAAGGAACACGCTATCAACGCAGCCGCCGGGGCTGGTGATGCCGATATATTCGTCGCTGATGTAAGCGACGTCGCCATCAAGCTCGTAGGCCAGAGCCTCAAAGGTAGCGAAGCAATCCGACATGAAGGCCTTGAATGCCTCACGATTTGCTTCTGCGCTTGCCTGTGCCCGCATAGTGCCAGAAGCACGGTCTGCTGCAGCCTTGATTTCGTTCAGGTGGGTTTCGATGGAGTGGGCCATTTACACGCCCTCCGCTTTGGCGATGGCCTCCGCTGCTTCGATCATGTCTTCCGGTTCTCCGTCCCAATCGTAAACTATCTTTTTCAGGGCTTGCAGAAGATCGGGAGCGGCGGCGACCAGACGGGCGTTTGCTTTGCACTCTTCCAAAGAGAATTCGGATGAGTGACGAATGTCCGTAAAAACCTCGATAAATATGCCTGTACCCGGTGCGCTGATGCCACGGTCGCCGTTAGCGGCTTTCCGGATCAGCCAAGGACCGGCTGTATGCTTTGCTATATCTGCCATTTTCCTGCCCCTTCATTGCGCGGTACTAGAACAAGGCCGCTGGGTTTAGTTGGTGGATGTGGTTACTGACCGATTGTCTCCAGAAGCATTTGCTTTCGCCCATAGGCGCATGAAAAACTGTAACCATGCCACTCAATGAAGACGCTGCCTGTGATGCGATGCCCGTTGATCTCAATAGCTTCGTATTCATCAAAACTCATTGGGGCCTCCATGGCGCGCGCTAACTTCTTCCGCCGTTCCTTGCTCATTTCCTCATCCCTCTTATCCTTGGCTATTGGTGCGCTTGGGCGCGGTTATGCGTAGTAGGCCTCGTCTGTCAGGATGGCCTTGACGAGATCAGCAAGCTCGACAGCCTTGTCATCCATTGGGTGGTTAGGCTCGAGAACGTATGCGGCAAGGTAGAGTAGCTTTTCGCGATCCTCTGGATATGTGTTGAAAGGCTTCAATTCGCCTTCCTCATTGGCCACATCGTCCATCATGATGGACGCTTCATTCATGGTCCCGATCATTGATTGATCGAACCGAAGCGCCATTCCGACAGCAGCATTAAGCGCGGACTGAATTTGCTGGAATTGCTGATCGGTGAACTTGTGGATCATCTTCCTCATCTCCGTTGTGCGCCTACCGTTTCGCTGCTTCCTTGCGGGGCTCATTCGGTGGCTGATGGAGATGAAGTTATACGCACAATGCGTAAAACGCAATAGCAATTTACGAAAGTTGCGTAAAAATGTTTGCGTAGACTGCGTAATGATGGCAAAAGAAAAGCGCCGGAGGGATGATCCTACCGGCGCTTGATGCAGTTCTGTGGTATGAAATGCCTAACACATCACAACAATTGATGGAATAGGTAAGGCTGCTTCAAGGCGCTGAAAAGCACAAAATCTTGGGTCTGATCGGAGGTTCCCGCCAAGATGAGGTGTTTAGAGGCGCAAAGGCAGCGGTTTTTTCAGGGCTTGTCCCGCGCCTCCGATCATCCCGGCAAATCAATCCCATCGCGGTTGCTGCTTCCCAGGCTGAAGCAGACTGTCTCAGGGGATTAGACGACCCTTCGACTGGCTTGGACGTGGCTTGAGAAAGTTTTGAAGCAGGGTGATGCGGACCATGAGGCGCTTCGGCGGATGATGGGGAAGGATTGGCCCACCTGTGAAACGGGCACCTGTGGATACTGAGACTTGAAAGCGTCCCGGACTGGCTGCTGATTAAGGGCGCCCTCCGTAATTCAGGACCGTGGTGTTTCCCTCATGGGGGCATACGTCTTGATAGGGAGAGCTATGCCCAAAAACCAATCCAACGGTAAAGCAGAGCAAAAAGAAACCCGCTCCTACGGGTTTCAAAGTCTTCGCACTGCAATTCAGTGTTTCGTAACGTGATCGGTAGGCGCGCTGGGTTCTTCGGTTTCCACGCTCTCTTGATCAGCAGTTGGCCTCTTACGGGGTCTTACTTTAACAACGTTTGATTTGCCGATTCCCAAAGCTTTGTCGTCAACGACAAGGGGCACGCCAAAAATTTCCCTAAATGTCGATTTAAATTCGCCTTCTGCACGAAGGCCGCGGAAGACCGGCCACTCCCGATACTGTTCGACCCCTATCTCTCCATGATCCCCGGCCTGCTTCATCAACTGGCAAAGTTTTTGTAGATCTCCGCGAGCCGCAGCTACGCAAATTTGAAACTGCGTGCCGGTAGCAGACCAGTCTTCACGATCAAGAATTTGATTCGCTTTCACGGGATCTTTCATCAGGCGATGAGCGTTCGCGAGATTAACAACCATCATTCTGCGGATTTTATCTGAGTGATGCTGCTTCAACATGTTGACCCCCATGTCGAGCAATGTAGCGGCAAGCCGGTACTCTCGTGATTGGATTAAGTCCATGGCCGTTTGGTTGAGGTGGCTGTCAGCTTGTTCTCTTTCTTTTGCTCTAAATTTTCTCCAGAGAACGTGCCCTAGTTTTATGCCAATTTCACCAATTACTTCCACAGACCTCCTGAAATATTCTGGGTCTGTTGGCAATTTCTGACCAATGGGATTGTCCCGCTTGCTCCCATGTTCCTCACAGATTTTTAGGTATTGGGCCGAAACTTTACCCCCAGTATGAGTGAGTAGATTACGCCTTTCGCAAAGTTCCACAAAGTCTGGCCAGACCTTCAAGCCTTCTCTGAGCTTGATGTTGAATTTCTTCTCCATCCATGAAAATTGCTCATAGTGGCTGCTGCGGAGAACGCCTTCTACATCTTTGTCTATAATGCTCGCTTTTGCGTCTTCGAGCGATGAATACTTGACTAAGTCAGAGTATTTTATCTCACGCTCAGATGTTAGAATGATTTCTTCGTGAAGAGAAAATACCAGTCGCAGTATATTTGCGATATGCGCGTCGTAGACGCTGATCAGCCCAATTGTTGCAATTTCTGGCAGATGCTCAGCGCCATTAATCGCGGCCAGAGCTTCCTCGTGGCGCTTTATGACTGCATAAAAGTGGTCCTGCGATATTTCGTAAGTTTCGAATTCGGAACTTCTGTCAATGGGGACGAGCTTGCCTCGGCTTTTTACATAATTCCCTAGAGAGTCGTTAGCTATGGCCCCGGAAACAATTGGGGAAAGCTCAATCGTCAGCGGGATGAGGTTTTGATAGGTTTTCAGCACACTCAAAAAGCGATCAATTACCTTTACAAAGCTGTCGTCTTTTTCCTCCAGATTGTTGTTTGCTGCTTCTGACGCCTCTTTCGGCTTTTTTGATGCCGGTTTGACTGAGAGGTGGTCATAAGTTTCGTCTGTTGGTTTGTCTGTGCTGATGGAGTGGCCGATGTATTTATCATCTTCCTTTTGGAATGTTACGTATATGCAGTTGTTTTCCTCGGACACTGTTAGCCCCCCCCCCCCAGCCTCTGTTGTGTGAAATTCAGTTTGTTTGAAATGACTCGACTCTCGAGCCTAATGCTGCTTTTCTACCGTGAACGAAATGAGAACAAACGGGAGAAAGAAGATGGCTCAGAAAGCGGTAAACCAGTTCATCGTAGTGCCGCCTGATGATCGCATGGAGGGCGTTGCCCAGAACAAGGAGCTGTTCACGGCTCACCTCAACGAAAGCTTTCCGAGCTATGAGTTCCTGCTTCACAAGGAATCTCCATTCGAGAGCGACGACTTCCAAGTAATCCCCATCGCGGGGACAGCTGGCGACGAAGCGCACCCCGGAGAAGTCCGAAAGATGCCAGAGCGTTGGGTGCTCGATGACATCGTCCAAGTCTGCCGAAGATTTGATGTCACGAATACCAAGCGCAGGCTCTCCTGATTATTTTCGCGCTATGTGGCCGACAACTCGGCCGATGATGGTCAAACGCTCGAGCTCGACCGTGAAGCGCTCGAGGTTCGGATTGTCAGATATTATTCGAACCTCAACCGGATCGCTGAAAGGCACGCGCTGCAGCCTTTTTATCTGAGGCTCACTCTGGCCATCACTTATGGCGTAGACCGTATCGCTCATCATTGCGTTCTGCGACAGATCCACCAGAACGCGATCGCCAGGCATATAAGTCGGCTGCATCGAGTCTCCGATGACCTCCATAACAAGCGTGTGGTTTGGCGAAGCCTTGGCCTCATTCCGAAGGTACTGAAGTGGGATCAGCCATTCTGCAACAACGGGGTGACCGCTCACGCTGCCGTCACCTACCGCAACATTGATTGTCCCGCCAACAACGCCAGAACCAGCGCCAAGCTTCATGTCAACTTCCGGCAAGGCGCCATCTACAGCTGGCTTCCAGTGTTCGCGGCTGTAGGCGGCTTCATCGTTTTGTTCATCAGCGTCAGGGTCGTAGGGTTGGATTATAGCACCTTTGCTGGCTATAACCTCTGGCCGCGCGAGCGCCCAGACCTCAGCCGCAGTGATAGCTGGGTCGCCTTTGCCGACGACGGCCTTAATCATCTTCAAGACGAGTTCTGGTGAAATGAACTTTTTCTTATAGTCGTCCGGGTTCTCGTAACGCTGGATGCTTGATGCGCGGGCATACCCCATTGCTTGCGCCAGCTCGTCCATCGACATGCCGGCGCGCTCTCTGAAAGAGCGGAATTTCTGCGTTACGGAATCAGTCTCTTTGCTCATGCGTCAAATTACGCATGATGCGTTTACGTTTTCCACGTTGACACACATACGTATAGTGCGTATAAATGCGTAAACCAAACGACGGATGCGTAAAGTGAAAGAACAAAATCCAGCCGAGCACATCATCATGGACAAGCTGGGCGGCCTGACTAAGGCGGCCAGCCTTCTTTCAACGCCTGAAAAGCGCGTCGCTGTTTCGACTGTGCAGGGCTGGAAGGTGAGGGGGAAGATCCCGCAGGAGTGGTGGATGCCGATTATCGATGCGGCAAAAAGCATCGACGTTGAGATCGACCTGCAGATGTTCCTGGCCGTACCTGCGGAGAACGCGGCATGAACTGGAACCACTATCTCTCCCAGGCACCGCGCGGCAAGATGGTGCACAGCACCCGCGCTGTTGGCGACCGCGTCCACGAGATCAGCGATTTCGTTGCAGACCACATCTGGGCGGCCAGCAAGTGCGGCAAGGTAATCAAGTCCTATTGGATTCCGCCGGTCGGCAAGGCCGCTGGTTGCTGGTCTGGCTTTGCAACGGGGGAGGCGCCGATCGCTTGGCAGCGCTTCGTTGTGCCGGAACATCCATTCGCAGCCGCCACGACGAGCGAAGCTGCGCTGACCAAAGCCCCGACGAACGTAAGTCTTCCGGTTGACGAGAGGAGCGGTGAACGGGCCAACGCAGGAGGCGACCATGTAACCGTCGGCGAGAATGCTCATCAGATATCGGCGGGGGAGCTCGTCAGTAACTCCTCCGCACCAATTCTCGAAGATGTTGGCGGTGGCGCATGATGGACACATCACTTCAAGCCCCCAACCGCTTCATCCCGGACCGCAGCGCGATAAACGCAATGACTGCGGAATGGATTGCGAAGAACGGTGAGCCGCGCCGGTTTGACCGCGGGTTCTCCAGCGACTGGGGATATCTGCAAAACCTGTTGGCAGGATACGGCTTCAAGCTGACCTATCACGGTCGCCGCTTTTACTCGATGCATGAAGCTGATTTCCGTGGTGTCGCCAAGCGCATTACCCGCGACGAGCTCATGGAGCGTATCGACGCGGTTCTGGTCGAAAATGGCAAGCAGCCTTTCGGATGGAGGAAGTGATGTTGTCATCGTTCTCTGCCGACGAACGGCAACTCCTCATTATGGCATCGGTATTCTTTTCGGCATTCATCGTGTCGGCGGTACTGGCGCACCTGGCTATATCGAGGCCGCGCAAATGACATATCGCTCCTCGATCGCCGCTTACGATCTATTCCGCGCCGGCCGAGATACGGCCGACATCGCATATCTTTTAAACATCACCGAAGCTGAGGCGCTTAAGCAGATTTCGCAGTCGCGCAGCGCCAAGCTCGGTCTCAGTGATCCATACGAAAGACAATCGGTTCCAGTCGGTGAAAGGGCCTCTGCAAAGGTTCCGTTCGCCGGTCGGGTTCGACTGCCTACCGAAAAGCAAATGAAGAAGGCGGAAATGGAAAACCGGCTTCTTCGCATGGGGCAATAACTCCTTTCGTGTGCGCCCGGTTTCGATGAGTTCAACTTACCGAAACCAGCAAGGATCGCATTCACGATGTCAGAGTACGGCGTTCAACCGACAGGTTCTAATAAACAGGGAAAACAGGGAAATAATGCCATGAGTACGGCAATTGCGTCCGAATATGTGAGGAAGATGGTGGAGCGTGAGACGTCCGGTAACGGCGACGTCGAGAACGCCGTCCGACGCCTCGCAAGACGTCACAATCTCTCTTTTTGGCAGTTGATGCACCTCCGGGCCGGGCGGGCCAAGTCGGTGACGATCGACGCTTTCACCCAGATACGCCGTGCGTACCTCGAATATTGCGAAGCCGAGATCCGGGCTCTGCAGGAGGAAATCAAACAGGATCGAGATCGGTACGAGGACAATGACGATCTTCTCAATCTGGAAAACGAAACTCAAGCGCTGGTGGAAAAGGTTCGGCTGGCAAAGGAAAGGATGCGGCGGTGACGGTAGGGCATAACAGCAAGCTCACAGAGGCGGAAAGCCAAGCCCTATGGGGCCATCACACCAGACAGCGTGTTGCGCTCCACAACGAGCAGCAGGCGCTCAAGGCGAAGGAACAGAAGTTCAAGGCTGACGCCAAAAACGATGGCGTCTCCGAAAAGGACTTGAAGGACTTCATCGAACTGACCTTCACGACCGACAAGCAGAAGAAGATTGACGAGTTCGCCCGTCGCAAGCGGATCATGATCAATTCGGGTCTGATCCCAGATGACCGACAGGGCGACTTGCTGGCCGACCGTGTTGGCAAGCTGGAAATGATTTACGCCGAAGGCTTTCAGGCAGGTTTGGCGGCGCTTGACCGAGTGTCCAAGCAGAACGGCGGTAGCGACGAAGACCGTGAATGGCTGCGCGGATGGGATGATGCCCAGAAGGTCATGCTCGATAACCTCAAGACGGCGATGGAAAAGCGCAACGCCGATAAGAGCAAGGAAGAACCACCGGCCGGTTCCGGCGAAGACGACCCCTTCACTCTGGATCAACAGAATTAATTTCCTGCGGCTCGCGGTCCTCCCATTGCGCGAGCCTAACTAGCCCCGGTGCGGACATGTAGTGCGGACCACGCATCGGGGCGTTCTTTTTCACGAGGATGGAAATGAACCACATACCTCAGACAAGCCAGTTTACATGCCCGTGCTGCCGAGGATTTATCGGTGAAGCTGCGCCGGTTGAGTTCATCAAAGACGCGGTCGTTGGTGGGCTGCAGGTCAAAATCATGTCGAAGTTGATAGACGCAAAGAGCCGTCCGGTCCGCATGGAAGATCTGATTGAAAGCTGCTTTGCAGATGATCCTGATGGTGGCCCAGACGATCCATCAAACTCCATCACTGTTGCCATTCACAAGCTCCGGAAGCGCCTTGAGCCGTTTGGCTGGCATATCGAAAAGCAGGGCGGCGGTGGCCGTGGCTTCAACGGTGGCGCGTTCTACCGCCTGATACCTGCCGAGGTGACGCCATGAGCATCATCTACGGCTTCGACCCCAGCAAAAGCACCGGCTTCGCTATCTACGACACGTCCCGGCATTACTCGTCCATCAAGTGCGGCGTTCTCGAAATGCCAAAGGGTGCTGACCACTATTTCACAGGGGATCAAATCGGGTTGAAGGTGAAGACCCTCATCAAGGAAAACGGTCGCCCTGACTTCGTTGTTCTTGAGCAGCAGATCCTCGCAAAGGTCGGTAACACCAGTGCCGATGCCATGATCTACCCGTGGATAGCGACGTCAGCCATCGTAGCGACCATTGCGAACTTCGGTATTCCATACGGAACGCTGATGCCGTCTACCTGGCGCAAATCATTCTATGGCCAGTCGTTCCTCCCGCCACTCGACACCAAAGGCAAGAAGGACTGGAAATCCGCCGCAGTCGCCCACTGTGAGCAGTTGGGCATCACGCTGCCACCACAGAAGGCACTAGGGCACAACGCCGCTGAGGCATGCGCTCTGGCTATTTGCTGGGGTGTCAAGGACATGAAGCTGCACGCTGGCCGATATCATGCGCCGTGGGTTTCGCTCATCCAGAGCCGCAACGAGCGTGCACCAGCTGGCGACCTGTTCGCGGGGGCAGGGGCATGAACGCACCATCAGCACGTGGGTTGTTCCGCGCAACTGGCAAAAGCAGCAAGCCTGTTCCTACGCGATTGCTTGACGGCACTTACACAAAGATTGACGCGCTGGAGCGTGAAGAAAATGAGTTCTACCCCACTCCTATCGAACCAATACGCGCAGTGATCCACGCAGAGATAGATCGCCTTCGTGACTTCCCTATCGTTTGGGGACCGGCCTGCGGCACTGGCGTGATAGGCAATGAGCTTCGTGCTAACGGAATCGGCACTGTCGACAGCGATCTGATCGACAGAGGATGCGGTGCTGAGATCAAGAGCTTCTACGATTTCACGTCCGCACCATCACCAGCCATCCTTGAAAACCCGCCGTTTGCAGAATGCGGTTGGGGTAACGGCAAAGCTCGTTGGCTTTATCACGCGCTTGATGTCCTCGGCGTTGAATACATGGGCCTGCTGATGAACTGGGGCTTTCCCGGTGCGGGCGGATTAGCTCCTTTCTGGGCAAAGCACCCACCGGCCCGCGTTTACCTGATGCGCTGGAAGATAGACTTCACGGGGCAGGGAGCCCCGCCCATGCTCAACGGCTGGTTCATCTGGGACAAGAAACACAAAGGAGAAACGGTCCTGCGCATGCTCGACCGTAAGGATGCAAGGCAAGGGGAGTTGGAGCTATGAACGACATGAGCCACAACTTCATCCCGGCGAACATCGAAGCCGAGCAGGCCATCTTGGGGGCGTTGATGCTGAACAACGATGCTGTGGACGCGATCCCCAGCACGTTCGATGAGCGCCATTTCTTCGAACCTTTCCACCGGGCGATATACAGCGAGATCAAAAGGCTGGTCGATGCTGGAAAGAACGCCAACCCGGTAACTGTGAAGGCTGGCGTTGATACCGGCGCGATGATCGGTGAAATGACCACATCGCAATATCTGTCAGCAATTGCCGCCAACGCTGTCTCTGTCATCAACGTGCCAGGGTTTGCTCAGGCCATCACATTCGATGCGATGCGCCGGGGCCTTATATCGATTGGTGATCAAGCCGGTGAGCTTGGCATGCAATGCGGTGACGAGCTTTCATTCCTTGAGCAGGCCGACGCCCTTAAGAGCCAACTGGAGCGCATCGTGCACGGTTTGGACAGCGATGATGAGCTAACCCTTGCTGATGCAGCCAATCGCGCCCTGAACGCCACCAATAGCGCCTACAAGGGCAGTGGTGTAATCGGTGTTGATTATGGCTTCTCGCCACTGATGAACCTCATAGGCCCAGCAATGCCGGGGCAACTCATCGTAGTTGGCGGCGGCACCAAGCAAGGCAAGTCCACTCTGATTGAACAGATCGTTATGGGCGCTGCGATGAACGCGCATCCTGTCTGGGTTTACTCAGGTGAAATGCAGAGCGAAGAGCTCGCGCACCGGGCGCTGTCTCGCATCACTGACATTCAGGCCTGGCGCCAGATCCGCGGCAAGGTGTCGGAAGCCGAAGTTGAGCGTTTGATGATCGCGAAGGCTAATGCGGAATCGTGGCAGGAGCGGGTCATCATCCGCGACAAGCCGATGACGCTCGCCCAGATTGAAAGGTCAGTCACCAACTTCACAGCACGTCACCCGGGCGGCATGGCCATAATCGACCATATCGGCCTTGTGGAGCGCGACAAGAGCAACATCCGCCTGACAGATCAGGATTTCGGACCTCTCGTCACACGCACGCTCAAGATGCTGGCAAACAAGGCCAGTCTGCCAATCTTCGCCGCGGCGCAGCTCAAGAAGAACACCTTCGCCATCGAAGAGCGAAACGTGAGCATCAAGACGTTTCAAGCGGCGGTAAATCGCCGGCCGAAATACGCGGACATTCTCGGATCAGTCGAGAAGGACGCCAACCACGTCATCATCCCCTTCCGTGCCGAACCAATCCTACAGGAGATAGAACCCGCCGAAGGCTCGGCGCTCTACGGCGATTGGGAATCGGTGATGAGCCAAGTGAAAGACAAGGCCGAAATCATTCTCGCGCTGTCTCGCCATACACGCTGGCCGCAGCGCCGCGAAGTCGGATGGGATGGCGGACGGACGATGTTCACCGAACTCAACCAGTCTGAGCAGGGGAGGATGGCACTGTGATGCAACAGCTATCCATGTTCGAGCTGATGATGCCTCCAGCGCCTCCAGTTGTCGTCAAACCATACCAGCCCCCGCCGCGCCGAGAGTTCATGACCCGTGCCTATGGCGTCTGGGAGCCTATGGAAATCAACGAGGACGAGCGCGATCCGATAGAGATTGAGGTTCGCGGCATCCCGACGCTCATTCGTTTCTCTTCTGTATTCCAGACCTATGCCGTCGAGCCTGCCGGTTCTGTTTACTGGTCAGAAACAGGGTTCCGTAGCTTCGCTGGCTATTATCAGGTCGGAGGCAACAACGAATATACCCCCGATGAAATCCGCCAGATCATCGAAGGCATGATCGACAGCAAGCACGGATGCAACGGCAAGCTGACGAAGTGGTGGCCTTCTTACTGCCTACGGTGGCGATGGGACAAATGGTTCGAATCCCGCTGTGAAAGAGAAACCACTTGGGACCAGTGGGGACCAGAAAAACATGCCGAGTGTTGGGCGAAGCACGATGCTGAACAAGCAGCCGCACTCGCCAGAATGGAAGCCGAAGGCATCGACCCGAAAGAGGTTTGGAGAACCTACAAATGAAAAACCGTCTTATCGATCTCAATAACCATCTCTTTTCCCAGCTTGAGCGCTTGAGCGAGGAAGGTCTGACGACTGAGCAGATTGAAACTGAGGTAAAACGCACCGACGCAATAGTGGCCGTGAGTGAGCAGCTCATCCGGAACTCCGATCTGTCTTTGAAGGCAGCAACGCTTGTTGCCAATCATGGTGATCGCTTCAAGCCTATGCTGCCGACGATCTTCCGCCCGGCCGAAACTATCGAAGCCAAGGCGCTGACCGATGGGAGCGAAAAATGAAGGGAAGGGCGATCATCTACAGCGGTGATGAGATGGCTTGGCTCGAAGCGAACAAGACGCTGATTATCGGTGAGTACCACGCTGAGTTCGTCAAGGAGTTCGGTCGATGCGATGTTTCCGCAATAAACCTGCATTCGCTGCGCAAACGGAAGGGCTGGAAAACCGGCAGAACAGGATGCTTTGAGAAAGGCCAAGAGCCGCACAACAAGGGCGTTCTTTGTCCGGAGGGCAAAGGTGGGCGTCATCCGAATGCAAGAAGAACGCAGTTCCGGAAAGGCAACCAGCCCCACAACACCCGATACCTGGGCCACGAGCGCGTTTCCAAAGACGGATATGTCGAGATCAGCATCGATGAGACGAACCCGCACACAGGCTTTGAGCGCCGTTATGTGCTCAAGCACTTGCATCTATGGGAGCAGAAACACGGCCCGGTACCAGAAGGCATGTGTCTCAAAGCCATTGATGGCAACCGACATAACACCGACCCAACTAACTGGATCCCTATCCCGCGCGGCGTGCTGCCAAGGCTCAACGGAGGCAAGGCTACCCGCATCATGGCTTATGACACAGCACCAGACGACTTGAAGCCAGCGCTTCTTACACTCGCCCGCGTCGAGCAAAAGGCAAGCGAGTTGCGGCGGCAGAAAGGCGGTGTGTCGTGAACCAGTCTGACGCAAGGGCCACCCTCACGGATAACGGCTATGTGGGCGAATTCCGGCTAAGCTGGAAGCCGGATTATTTCACGGTCAACGAGTGGTGCCCGAAACAGAGCGCCATGGTGCCGAGAAACTTCAAGAGTCCGATTGTCGCAGAGCTTTATGCGTGGCGGGAAAAGCACCAGCAGGAAGAGAGAGCGATGCGCCGCGACGGTGAGACAATCCATATCAGCAATGCCGATGCCCACTTCAAGCTCAACCCATTTGTAAAGGCCAAGGGCAGCCAGAAGAGAACCGTTGTCGAACGCAAGGACAACAAGGGCAAGGAGATCAGCGTGGAGAGGGCAGGGGCATGAACCAGCACGTCTCCATCTCATACGAAGAAACACTGAAGGCAAGAGCACGCGATGTTCGCGCACGGCTGTTTGGGAAGCCAAAGGTCGTGAATGTCCTCAAGGAAGTTCTGGCGCAGAAGGCAGAAGAAGCCAGACACCGCGGCAAGATACTCGACGCAGAGCCTGACGAGCATGTGAAGGCCTTCTATATCTGGCAGCAATATGCATTCAAGCGCACCACAATGAACGAGTATGCAGATACACTTTGCCAGAGCCATGGAACAAGCCTGGCGGCGGTTCGCTCGATGCGACGTGTCAGGTCTATGACGGCCATACTGGATTGCGTCGCCTTTGAGATGAGGGCGATGTTCCCGCATAAGCCTCTGGCTGAAATCGGCAAGGTTCTAAACAGGGACCATTCTGCCATATGCCGGGGCATGGAGAGGGAAGCACTGCGGCGCGGTCTGAAACCGGCAGAAGTTATGTCGTCAGATTTTCCGGAATTAGAAGAGCTTCTGCGGTCTGGTAAAATGCTCAAAGAAATCGCAGCGCTGTATGACGTGGGTGTATCGACCATCAGTCGCAAGGTTCACGCCATGGGCTTGGCAGACCTGCTGCAGACAAAAAGAAAGCCTGTGTCTCTGGAGTTTGTTGAAAGCGTCAGGCTTGAATATCAGGCTGGCAATTCAGTTAGGGACATCGCCAAGAAATACGGTGTTGGGGAACGGACAATCCTGAAGTGGAAGCATTCATTCAAGTGGCCGGGAAGGCGCAAGGCGAGGGCGGAATGACCAACCACCCGGAGGCCGAAGCAATCTTTGCAGAACATGGCATTCAAGTGGTGCCAGCGCATGTGATGCCGGCCATCGGGCAGACGAGGGCCATCGTCACGCTGGATCGCATCAGAAAACGCCATGGAGAGCCGCACGCGCGCTTTGTGGTGATGACGCTGGCAGAGACTGCCAACAATAAAGCATTCATTGATGAGACCTCGCTGTGGGTAATCTCAGACATGATCAGGGCAGCTGAAAAGAACTTTCCCGACCTGATGACCAACAACGTCACTGCCTGGTTCTCGTTCTTCGATAGTCTCCCGCTGGGCTGGCTACAGTTCTGGGCTTTAGACCTTGATGGAGTGGTATCCAAACGACACGCATTGGTTGGGATGGTATATGAGAGAATGAAGCGAACGTTCGGCGCTATGGCAAAGCAACCGGACCTTTTGGATGATAGGAGATCGGCATGATTGAAATGACAGGGCGAGAGATCGGCGAACGTTTCATCCGGTCTGTGCAGATCATTGAGAAGCTGTATCGAGTTGGGCCTTCGCAAGGGAAATCTGCATGGGTGGACGTGCCTTACACACAGGCCGACAAAAACGGATGGGGTTCAGAGCGGCTGGCCGCCGAAAGGCAGGCATTCTGGAACTCTCTTAACCGAGCGCCGAAGCCGTGGGAGATAACCGAGGCTGAAGTGACGCAGGGATGGTTGTCCTTCGTGACGGATGAGGATGAGCGTTCAGCCCTGATATCATGGGCAAGGTGTATGGCGCTCAACGCAGTCTTCAAGGACTGGTGCAAGTCAAGAGGCATTCACCCAGAGACAGGTAGGAGAAGAAAAGAACGGGCAATCTTGCGTATTTTGTTAACGTTTTCCCGCAAGCCATTGCAGCATAACGAAAACGACGTGTTTTCCCTGTTGCCTGACACCCCGGAAATCAGCGATAAATGCGTCAACATCGGAGAAGAGCATCCAACGAACTGGATAGCAGAAGACGCGAAGACAACACCATGTGACTTCGACAAGCATCTGCAGGACTTCTCTTGGGCGAACAAGCGTAACGAGATGCGCAGGCAGCGCGAAGCACGCCGAAAGGCGGCATGATTAGCCAGTAATGGCAACGAGAGAGCGACCCCGGCACCCCATGGGCAGGCGCTGTAAACTGGAGGATGGGGTGGCCCGGCGTAGGGGCGTGTGGGTGACATCACACTCTGAAAGGACGCATGAAACCCGCTCCGCTTGTCTGAGCGGGTTTTTCATTTCAGCAACCAAAAAGGAGAAGACGCATGAGCGTACGAGCAAAGTTCAAATGCTGGTCTATCCAGCACACCTATTCACACAGCCCTGATGCATCAGCTGCGCAGGTCACATTGACGCCGGTCTATGGCGACAGTGAAGAGAACAAGACTTGGTCGCAGCACACACCAAGCGGCAAGATCGAGATGCTGATTACCAACCCATCGGCGATCGCATCCTTCGAGCTCGGCAAAGACTATTACGTAGACTTCACGCCTGCCGCCTGACCATTCACAAGCCGTCCGGTTATGCTGGGCGGCTTTTTGTATTCCAGCAAAGCCAACCCGAAGAGGAAGATGGCAATGTCTAAAGATGAAGCAGCAATCGAATCTGAAATCCAGGCTAAAGGGTTGACGGCACCACGCCTCACTCCAGAACACATCGACGCCCAGATCGTGTCTGAGGCATATCATGTGTTCCCCGGCACCACTTTGACAGTCTGCGCTCTTACGCTTCGCAACGGCTTCCAAGTGACCGGAGAAAGCGCTGCAGCATCGGCTGCGAACTTCAATGAAGAGATCGGCCGCAAGATTGCGCGGGACAACGCCCGTAACAAAATCTGGGCGCTGGAAGGATATCTGCTTCGTGATTTCCTGCACCAGATGACCCCAGAGCGTATCAAGCGCCGCTCGCAGCTGTATCGCGATGCCTGCCACACTAACGGCGTCGATCAGCTCCCAGACGACACGGTTGTTCAACTGGTTCTGGATGACGCCCGCCGATACCCAGTGTGACCGCCGCCTAACCCCATTCACCCGCCCACATGGACATCGCGGAAACTCTTCCACCTCCAAGCATCGGTCATTTCGTTGAGGTAGCTGTCCAGTAGCTCAGGAGATAGAGGTTTGCTGGCTTCATCGCGAGCGGCCTTAATTTGTGCGTTTCGGTCAGCCTTATCTAGGCTAGGGAAATAATGTTTTGCTGGTTTCGAGCAGAACCCGCCGACTAAATGAGGGTTTATAGCTGCAAACCAGAAGACGTATAACCCGGTTATCGCTGGGCTGCGTTTCGAGATACTCATGTAATCTAGGCATGCAGTCATCACGACGGCATCGCAGTCCAAATGGGTGATGTCATCAATCTCAGCCCCCGGATCTCGGTCGGCATGTTTGATGAAGTTACGAGGCGCGTTGATCAGTTTTTTGATCTCTACGTGTGTCATCTTATGATCGGCGCTGATCCGGTCAACGGTCGATGTGATGTTTGCGCCTTTGGTCAGTGTGTCGCAAACTTCCCATACGTTGCTCGCTAGAGAGTAAACGGCTATCGGTTCGTTGCAGTACCAATGGAGATGTATGGCGGCTAGTAACTGCCTGCGCGCTGCGTCAAGCTTTGTAATTTTATCTACCATCTGTGACCCTCTAGCAAATCGTATCAACGTTTCACTGCGTTAACGATGTCTGTCCTCATGGCAATCGGGTCTGGGGAGACGCCTAGCACCACGCGACAATGAGGGCACTGAAATGACACCACCCTCAAGCTGGCATAGTTAGAGCCAGGAGCAAGGTCTGCGTTGACGGGTTCTGCACGAAAATTAGTGAACGTTTTGCTGCAGGACGGGCACTTATTCATTCCTCTGTTCTCCCAAGGTTACGCCAAGCACCATCGCTCGGCAGGAGTATTGGCGCAGAGTCGCGGTCCAAACGCAAACCGTGCTGATGACTGTCAACAGTATCCAGAAAACTTAGAAAATCATTATCGCGAAATGCCCAAGGCCCATCGGTCAGTAGAAACGATTTTGCGCGAGGAACCCAAAAATGATCGGCATGACAGTTCGCATCGGAAAAATCACCGGAACAGTAGACGCGGAGAAGGGCCAGCCAGACGGCACGCTTCTGATCCGGGTCAAAGATAAGTGGTTCCCGGCAAGCATGGTGGAGCCGTGGCAGATCTGACAGAAAAGCAAAAGCGGTTCGTCGCTGAGTATCTCATCGATCTCAACGCCACTCAGGCGGCAATGCGCGCAGGGTACAGTCCAAAAACCGCGAATGAGCAGGGCGCCCGCCTGTTAGCGAATGCTAGTGTCCGCCAAATGGTGGCAGAGGGCGCGCAGAAACGCATCAGGAAGGCCGAGGTTACCGCTCAGGACGTTATCGACGGCCTCTACAAGGAAGCAACCCGCGAAGGTGACGGAGCGAGCCACGGCGCTCGTGTGTCAGCGTGGGGCCTTCTTGGAAAATACCACAAGCTTTTCACGGATCGCATCGAGGCAGACATCTCCGGCGACCTCATGGTGACAGATGCACGGTCAAAGCTTCAACATATCGCATCTCGCATCGCTTCCAGCGGATCAGCGGGCGGCGGCGATCGCGGGTCTGACGGATGACGAATGTGAGGCGCTGATCCACGATTGGCGCTTCCTGGCCCGCCCGCAGCAAATAGCCCCTGATGGAGATTGGCAGACATGGCTGATATTGGCCGGTCGCGGGTTTGGTAAGACAAGAACCGGCGCTGAGTGGGTCAGGTCGAAAGTGATGAGCGGTGCCAGCAGAATCGCTCTAATCGCTCCGACAGCATCGGACGCCAGAGACGTTATGATTGAAGGGGAGAGCGGATTGCTTTCCGTCTGCTGGTCTGGCGATAGGTCGAGCAATGGTGACATGCTTGGTCGCCCGTCCTACGAGCCATCGAAGCGACGACTAACATGGGCAAATGGTGCGGTAGCAACAGCATTCTCTGCCGAAGAGCCTGAGCGACTTCGTGGCCCGCAGCATGAATGCCTATGGGCCGATGAGTTGGCCGCGTGGAAGTATCTGCAAGACACATGGGACATGGCTATGTTCGGCCTACGTCTTGGTGAAAAGCCTCAATCGCTGATCACGACGACGCCGAAGCCTCTCAAGATATTCAAGACCCTGATCATGGACCCAAAGACGGTTGTGACGCGGGGGTCGACATTCGACAATGCCGCGAACCTGGCCGGAACCTTCTTGAAGGCAATCCGCGACAAATACGAGGGCACACGGCTTGGCAGGCAAGAGCTATATGCCGAGGTGATGGAAGAGGCTGAAGGCGCTCTATGGTCGCGCCAAATGGTCGAAGACGCCAGATACACTGGCCCGATGCCTGAGATGGCGCGGGTGGTTATCTCGGTAGACCCTGCCATCACCAGCAAGGAAGACAGCGACGAAACCGGGATTATTGCTGCAGGTCTTGGCCGTGATGGTATTGGCTATGTGCTTGCCGACCGGTCGGGACGATACACCCCCGGCGAATGGGCAAAGGTAGCTATCCAGCTTTATAGAGACATGGGCGCTGATCGCATTGTCGCTGAAGGCAATCAGGGTGGCGAAATGGTCCGCCACACAATCAAGACGGAGTGGGCCGCTGCACCAGTCACAATCGTTCACGCATCACGCGGCAAAGCAGCACGAGCCGAGCCGGTGGCAGCACTATATGAACAGAGCAAGGTTCGGCATTGGAAGGCGCTCACGGCACTGGAAGATCAGCTTTGCACGTGGGAACCGCTTTCAGGCATGCCGTCGCCTGACAGGCTTGACGCGATGGTCTGGGCGCTGACTGAATTGATGGTCAAAGACAAAGCCCCCGTTGCCGCATCCGGCGCGACCCGAAGGAATTGAGATGGAAGATAAAGACAACCCCTCTACTCCTTCGCTGGCCCACCAGAGGCTTTCAGAAGCCTGGGAAATGATCGAGGCGATCATGGAGGGCGCAGAAAAGATACGCGAGAAGGGGCAGAAGTTCCTTATCAAGTTCCCTGCGGAAGAGGATGACGAATACCAGCGCCGTTTGCAGTCTGCCCCATGGCGCCCAGAGTTCAAAGACTGCATCAAGACGCTATCTGCCAAGCCATTCACAAAGGAAGTCACGCTTGCTGATGACGCAAGTGACAAGATGAAGAACTTTGCCGAGGATGTTGATGGTCGCGGCAACAATCTGCATGTGTTCGCCAAGGACATGTTTGAAGGCGCTGTACCGATGGGCGCGCATGGCCTTCTGGTGGATTATCCATCAGGTCAGGGCGCTCGCACAGTGGCGGAAGAACGCGCTCTAGGACTTCGCCCTTATTGGGTATCGATCGATGCTGACGACATTCTGGAGATCTCCACGGAGCAACGTGGTGGCAAGCGTGTGGTTACACGTCTGCGCATCAAGGAAAGCCGCATTGAGCGTGATGGCTTCGCACAGAAGAAAGTCCCGCTGATCCGTGAAATCCGCGCCTTGGGTGGCAAGGGAGTTTCCGGTGAGTGGACTGTCTGGCGAGAAGAAAAAAAGGCAGGGTTCGAAAAGTCTGAATGGGTTGTTGATAACGAAGGCACGATGTCACTCGATGAGGTGCCGTTCGTCTTCTACACCACCAATGACCTTGAGGGCGACCAGTACGTATGCCCGCCGCTTCTTGACGTAGCGGATATGCAGATCGAGCTTTACAACGCCATGTCCAAGAAGGAGCAGGCGTTCACGGTCACTGCATCACCGATGCTGACGGCCAACGGCATGGCTCCGCCCGACAGTGGCAAGATTGAGACTGGGCCGGGGCGCGTTCTTTATGCGCCTGGTGCAGAAGGTATAAACACAAGCTGGGGGTATATCCAGCCGAACGCCGCGAACCTCAAGGAAATCCGCGAGGATTTGCGCGAAATCATCGAAGACATCAGACGATTGGGCATGCAGCCCATGACAACGGCGGCAGGGAACACCCCGGCGCTGGCCTTTGCCTTCGATGGCGAGAAGTCATTAACGATCCTGCAGGCTTGGGCCTTGGGGTTGAAAGACGCGCTTGAACAGGCATTTGTCTTCACTGCCCGTTGGCAAAACGAAGCGCCCGAGACTGCGCCGTCTGTCATGATCCATACGGACTGGACAATCGGTCTGTACGGGAACACGGAACTGCAGGAGCTGAACAAGGCACGGTTCGAAGGGCAGATTACCCGCAAGACCTACCTTGAGGAAATGCAGCGGCGTGGCGTTCTCGGTCCACAGGTCGATATCGAACAGGAAATGAAAGATCTGGATGCGGAAGCGCCACCTTTCGATCCGAATGACACGCTGAACGACGGGAACAACGACGATCAGCAGAACGCGGCATAAAGCGCCGCAGATCACCACTCAATCGAAGCAAGTCCTTCGCAGCCACCACACTGCGAAGATGAACAAACGCGCCCCACGCGGATGCTACGGGCGAAACGCGGTGGAAGCCGCATAGCAAAGGCCGGATGGCCGGAAAGACTGACCGATGAAACTTAAGCTGATCGAAGTGGAAGGCAAGCAGTACGCCGAGGTTCAGGACGGCAAGCCCGTCTATATCGAGGACAATGGCAGCGAGACGGCATTTGATGCCCCAGGCGCCCGACAGGCCATCGCAGCGCGCAACGCAGAAGCGAAGACCCATAGGGAAGCCAAGGAAGCCGCAGAGGCAGCACTGAAAAAGTTCGAAGGCATCGAAGACCCCGCCGCCGCGCTTGATGCGATCAAGAAGATTTCTGCCCTCAAGGACAAGGATCTGATCGACGCCGGCAAAGTCGAGGAAATCAAGGCCGCTGCCATCAAGGCAGTTGAAGAGAAATACGCGCCTATCGTGGAAAAGGCAGAGGGGCTTGAAAAGGCTCTCCATTCCGAAAAGATCGGCGGCAGCTTTGCCCGATCCAAGTTCATTGCCGACAAGCTGGCTGTACCTGTCGATATGGTCGAAGCCATGTTTGGCAAGCAGTTCACGCTTGATGGCGGCAAGATTGTTGCCAAGGACGCGAACGGCAACCCCATCTATTCCAAGTCGAACCCCGGCAATCTTGCCGACTTCGATGAAGCACTCGAAACCATCGTCTCTGGCTATGCTGGCCGCGACCACATCCTCAAGGGGTCTGGTCACAACGGCTCTGGCAAACAGCCAGGCAGCGATGGTGGCGGCTCAAACGGTTCCAAGACTATCACTCGCGCCGACTTCGACAAGCTCGCTCCGGCCGACAAGATGGCCAAGATCAAGGATGGTTTCTCGGTCGCGGATGCGGCTTAACCGCCCATTACCAATAACCGCCCGCTCGGATGAGTGGCGGTGTCCACGGGCTGGATAGCCCATCCAATCCAAAACATCGCCATTCCTATATGAAAGGGCAAACCAAGTGGCTAACATCCTTACAAATTTGGCTGCGGACATCTACAAAGCCGCAGACATCGTGGGCCGTGAAGTCGTCGGCTTCATCCCATCTGTTACCATCAACGCTGGTGCAGAGCAGGCAGCACAGGGCGATACTGTTCGCTCTCATGCTACCCGTGCCGTCACCGTCAATACCTCTGCGGCTCCGTCCATGACGATCCCAGAAGGTGACGATCAGACGGTCGATACCAAGACCATGGCACTGTCGCAGATCGCATCTGTACGCATCCCATGGACTGGCGAAGACATTCGTCACGTCAACAACGGCTCCGGCTTTGAAACCGTCTATGGTGATCAGATCCGGCAGGCATTCCGTGGCATCGTCAACACCATC